TTCAATATCTAACTCAGGGAATGAAGCATATCGTTTGTTTGTGCAACACGAAAAGAAACTATATAAAAAAATATATAAAGTAGAACAGGAAGTAAAAGAATGGAAAATGAAGAACTCGAACAACGCATAGAAGAATTAGAAGAACGAGAAAGGTTGGTTGAATTAGTTTTGCGTGGTCATCAACTTACTATCGATTGTTTATTGGGGTTGTTGGGGGTGAAGGATGAAAATGAAGAGAGAATGGCGAATTAAATGAATGAACTCACAAAAGAAGAAAAAATAAAAATTATGGAAGCAAATAATATTCCAGTTATGACAGAGAAAGAAAGACTTGCTTATGAAAGAGAACGATTGCTACATCTTTGTCCCTTGAAATTAATAAAACAAACTATTGCGGAAGAATTCCCATTAAATCGAATGCAAGAGCAGATGACCAGGCTAAATGAAAAATTATATGATATTGAGAACAGATTAGATAATTTTAAATTTGAAATAATGGAAATGGTGGATAAGCGTTATCCTGTATTGCAAGAAGATTTGGCTTTCATACGCGCAGTTTTTCAAGTTAAAAAGGATAAGGAACATCAAAACAATCATAAACCATCTATAATGGATACATTTGAAAGCAAATGCGAGATGCTCTGTTGGCACGATGATGAATAAACAATGAACAGATAAACCATGGACGAAGAAGAAAGGGACATTCGACTGGCACTACAATGTGATTTTGTTCACTATGCCAAAAAATGCTTAAAGATTCGCACCAAGTCTGGCGACATTAAGGATTTAATTCTTAATAAGGCTCAAGTATATGTGCACTCAAGGCTAGAAAAACAAAAAAGACAAACCGGCAAAGTTAGAGCGTTAATACTCAAGGGCAGACAACAGGGAATGTCTACGTACATTGGCGCGCGCTTTTATCATATAACAACACATAATTTTGGTACTCAGACTTTCATTCTCACTCATGCTTTAGATGCAACAAACAATCTATTTAAAATGGCTCAGCGCTTTCATGAACACACACCTGATTTAGTAAAGCCTGTAGTTTCAACTAATAATACTAAAGCCTTAATCTTTGGTGATTTAGATTCTGGTTACAAAGTAGGAACGGCTGAGAACAAAAACGTTGGGCGTTCTTCTACTATTCAGCTTCTTCATTGTTCTGAGACCGCGTTTTGGAATAATGCAGCAGACCATGCGACTGGAATCATGCAAGCAGTTCCGGATATGCGCAATACTGAAATCATTATGGAGTCAACAGCTAATGGCGTTGGTAACTACTTCCACGAGACATGGCAGAAGGCAGAAAGCAAACTATCTGACTTTATCCCTATATTTGTGCCGTGGTTTTGGCAAGAAGAATATAAGCGTGAAGTTCCTGAAAATTTCAAACCAAACCATGTTGAATATCATTTGCAAGAGACCTATGGCCTGACTCCAGAACAATTAGCATGGCGCAGATATAAGATTATCGACTTATCAATTAATGGCCAAGACGGAGAGAAAAGTTTCTGCCAAGAATATCCTTGCAATGCCAATGAAGCATTTCAATTAACTGGAGAGAATACCTTTATTCCATCTCATATTGTGATGCAATCTAGAAAGTGTGAAGCAGAGAAGTATGGGCCAATCATTATGGGGGTGGATCCAGCTCGGTTTGGAGATGACAGAACATCAATCATATTCAGGCAAGGTCGAGTAGCTTATGGTTTAGAGAGTTATGTCAAAAAAGACACAATGGAGGTGACCGGCATCGTCCATATGTTAATAGAGAAGCATAGGCCAGACAGAGTCTTTGTAGACGTTGGTGGACTTGGGGCTGGAGTTGTGGACCGCCTGAAAGAATTGGGTCATGACAAAATCATAGTTGCTGTTAATGCCGGCAGTAAACCATTAGATGACCAAAAATACTCAAACAAAAGAGCGGAGATGTGGGGAAAGCTTGCTGACTGGTTGGCTGATGTTCCTGTCCAAATACCTGACAGCAATAGTTTGCATGCCGACTTATGTGGAATCAGATATACATTTGATTCTAACTCTAGATTGGTCATGGAAAAGAAAGATGACATGAAGAAAAGAGGGGTGAGAAGTCCTGATGAAGCAGACTGTTTATGTTTAACCTTTGCTATGCCAGTATCTCATTTGATGATGCAGGAAACCCCTACATCTAGTATAGTAAAGTCATTGGCAAATGATTTCAGCCATAAGCAGAATGCAATTAATCGCGCAAGGAAGGGTTAGAATATGTTTGAAAGAGGTGACGACGAACAAGCGAAATTAAAAAAAATTAAGAAATGCGTTGAGAATTCTTATCAGAATTTTATACAGAATTTCAATAGATACAATCAGTTTATGAAATTTGTTTTCAAAACTACATTAACGACAGATGATTTAACAAAACTAGATATACTTCAAAAACCCCCGTTAGAATTTAATATACTAGAGGCAATAGTATCTCGTATGAGGGGAGAATTTGCTAAACATGAACCATCAATTTCGGTACGAGCTAGTGAAGGCGTTGAGGCGGAGGATTTAGATGATAAGTTGCTTGCAACAATCAAAGTTATTGAGAAACATTTTAGGGCTATCTTTAATGATGCTACTAACGATTGTATGGATTATAACTTTTATACTGATTTGCTTGCTGGTGGTTTTTCAGCTGCTTATATTTATACCGACTATATTAACGAGATGTCTTTTAACCAAAACATTAAAGTTAAAAGAGTATTTGACCCAACTCTCATCGGCTTTGACCCATTAGCTAGAGAATCGCACAAAGGCGATGGTTCTTATTGTTTTCAATTAATACCTAAAACTAAAGAAGAATTTGAAGAAGAATTCGGCCCTGAATTAACTAAAGATATGTCCTTTACTCGCAATACAGCTTTGCGTTCTTTCAATTGGAGTTATCAGAATCAAGATAGAGAAATAGTTTTAGTGGCTGATTTCTTTTATAAAATACGCAAGAAAGAAAAAGTGGCTAAGCTTTCTAATGGCCATACTATTTTGCTAAAACATTATGAAAGATTTATGGAACTTTGGAATGAGCAGAATTTTATTGAACAAGCTCCTATTGTTATTGAGACTCGTAAAACTGTAATCGAAACTATAGAGCGTTGTATATTCTGCGAGAATAAAATACTGCGGCATGATAAAACTGTTTATAAACATTTACCTATCGTCTTTATTGATGGTAACTCGGTTAACATTAGGGAGACGGATGACAATGCTTCAATGCAAGTTACTCGCCCTCTTGTATATCATGCAGAAGGCATTCAAAAGTTGCTTAATTTTGCAGGTCAAACAGTTGCGGCGGAAATTGAGAATATGGTTCAACATAAAATGATAGTGGCCGTTGAATCTATTCCTAAGGATTATGTTGATGCTTATAAAAACATTCAACAGATGTCTAACTTTGTTTACAACGCATACTATGAAGGCAAAGCAGACCAGCCTAATCCGCCGCCTCGAGAAGTTCAAAGAACTGCAACCCCTCCAATTGTTGAGAATGTGTTTAATGGTAGTTCCGCCATATCCCAGACAATCTTGGGTAGTTATGATGGCATCTTAGGTATAAGCGATAAACAAATATCTGGAGTTGCTATTCAGCAAGGAGCCATGCAATCAAATGCGGCCGGTCTTCCTTATTTAGTTGGATATATTAAAGGCATTAATAGAATAGCTGAGATAGTTTTAGACTTAATTCCTAAATTCTATGTAACTCCTCGTTCTATTCCAACTATGGAAGCAGATGGCAAGCGTGATTATCAGCTTATTAACCATCCGAATAATCCTAACTCGATTGATATGAATTACAACCCTAATGGATTGCAGGTTAAGATTGAGGCAGGAGTAAGTTCTGCTGTTCAAAAGCAAGTAGCCATTGAACAAATAATCCAAATGATGCAAGCAAGTGAAATATTCTCTACATTTATTAATAGAAATGGATTGGAGACAATTCTGGATAATATGGATATTCGTGGAATTGATACTCTCAAAGCAGAGGCCGCCAAGTTTATGCAGGAGTTGCAGCAGAAAGAACAAGAGGCAGCTCAAAATCCACCACAAGACCCAATGGTAGAAGCGCAGAAAGAGCAGGTACAGGCTTATCATGAAATTGAAATGGCTAAAGTTGAGCAGCAAGCCACAAAAGCTCAAGGGGAAATGTCTATTCAGGCTGCTAAAGTGGCTAATGAAAAACAAGCCCTGGAAATAAAATACATGGAAGTTATGGCAAAGTTAGGAATGGAAAATCGTAGAATTGAAATGGAAATGGAGAAAATAAGCTCCCAAGATTCTAGGGCCGCTGTTGAGACAGCTTTAGACTTAGCAAAACATATGCGAGGGGATTGATGTGGAAGATGACCCAAAAGAAATGGATTGGCTTTTGCTGGGAGGCATAACATTGTTTTTAATATTTTTATTATTTGTGGGGTGTAAATGAATAAAAAGAGATGTTGTTGTGGACATGTAGAGATATACAACCAAACTACTAGAGAATGGGATTTGCAGCTCAATAATTCTTATGTATTTTATATGAATAATCCTTTAGCAAGAGATATAAAAAGGGGAAGCTTGTACGAATCGTCTATGAACGAATATAACTACTTTGGGGGTAAATAGTGAAATACCGTTTAATAGAAAATGGAAATGGAGAGTATGTTATCCAGGAACAATGGGATAGTTGTTCAGATCCAGATCACTGGAGCATGTGCAGTCACCACGGTTCAGAGTTGTAAGGGTTATTGAATGAATAATGAGAAAATTCTGACAAATGAAGAGATAAAAAAATCCCTAGAACAAGGAAGTAAAATAAGACCTGGTAATAGGCCTCGTACTGTTTCCGTTGATTCTTTAGATCCAAATTGGAGAAATGAAGACAGAACTTTAAAAAACAAAATAGAATTATTAGAAATAGAAATGTCTAATATAAACTGGCAGTCAATTTGTAATAAAGATATAATAATTTGGATAGGCGAGGATGTAAATAAATTAAATAAAAGAATCGATGGGATATTAGAAGAAGTATCTAAAATACGCTTTGAACTTATGCAAATAAGAGATTGCGAGATGAATACAGTCCGTGAAGAAATAACTAGATAGCGCAACCCATTTCTGAAGTTGTGTCTATTCCACCATAGATAAATCTTAGTGCAACATAGCTCTTAGATAATGTATTTGATTGCGCACTTTCATTTTATCAAAAATGTTCAACGTGGATCAATAAAATAAGGCAAAATCTTATTTGATGGATATTTGATGATTACGGTAGTTTGCTCACCCATTCCTCTAGTTCTTTTCTAATGTACATAGGTCTTTTTTTGCCGCCGATATATTTAGGTTTTGGAAATCTTGGATCTTTTCTTAATAAATAAAATGTAGAGTCTCTCATGCCAACCAAGCGTCTTGCCTCCGTTAGATTAATTAACAACGGGTCTTGCATTCTTTCCATATGAAATCCTTTTGGTACAAATATATTTTATTTTAGTAGGGCAATGTATAAAAGTCTAATAACAAATTAATACCCTTGTTTTCCCTTATTTCCCCCAATTCGTTGTTTTGATTTAAGAATTTGCTCGTTTTAAAGTAGGAATACTGGTTTATTTTTTTAAATCAGGCTTACCGACTCATCGGGTATAAATGGGCAAGACTTCACGGAAAAAGAAGGATTACCGTCACGGGGGCAATAGTGGATTTAGCAAAGGAAAATGTAGGAGAAAGCATTAATCAGCCGACACAAAGCGAAGGCTTAAGTCAGCAGCAGGTTAATGACATTGTTAAGAGGGAAAAGGCACAAGCAGCGGAACGCGTGCGTAGAGAAATGGAAGCACAGCACCGTGACGAACTCGAAAGGGTTCGGGCTGAGACAGCTGGCAATCAACCAGCAGGCCAAGGCCAAATCGACCCTGAAGCTATAAAGCAGCAGGTGTATGAACAGTTTATGCAAGATTTGAAATATCACCGTGATGAACTTGCAAAGCAGGAAGAAGAGAAGCAATTACGGATATTGGCGGACCAATACCATTTAAAGATGGGAAAAGGTTCACAGTTGTTTGACGACTTCAACGAAGTAATGAGCGAATTCAAACCTGCGGAATTTTCAAACACGGCGATGTTAGCGGCTCAAATGGAAAATACGCCAGAGATTATGTATGAATTGGCGAATAATCCAGGAAAGCTAGCCGAAATAGAATCTTTAGCTGAGAAAAGCCCACCAATGGCTAGAAAGCAATTGGAAAGATTAGCAAAGTCTATTGGAGCAAATCTTGACGCTAAACAAAACAATGTCAGCGCACCACCTCCATTATCACAAGTTAAATCATCATCGGTTGGCGTTGATAGTAATAAAATGACGTTAAAAGATATGAAAAACGCAAAATGGTTGCGTGGTTAATATTTAAATAGCGTTCTATCTTCGCCTGGGTTTTTATCCTTGTGGAGATTTTTATAATGCCAAATACTACAGCATCAAATATTCTGCAACAAGTGCAGACTTATCAATTAGCACACCTAGCATTTTTACAAAACGAAAATTGTTTTGTAAGTACTGCTAATACTAAATTTAAAGACTTTGAGAAATTAGTGGGAAACTTAGGTGATACCGTCACATTCGACAAACCACCAAGAATGACTTCAACTAATTCATTAGTTGCTAATTTCCAAGCAGCAGACCAAAGAGTACAAACATTAGTTTGCGATCAACCTGCATCAGTTTCTTATGCATTTAGTTCTAACCAGTTTATTTTCAATGTAGAAAATTATATGGCAGAATTCGGCAAAGCAGCAGTTGAAGAATTAAGCGCACAAGTTGAATCGAGTGTTGCTCAAAATTGTGTAACTAATACTTATCGTTTTTATGGTGATGGTGTTAATCCAATTAATAGCTTTACTCAATTAGCAAATGCATTAGCATTATTTCGTAACTATGGTTCAGCTAAAGGTGAGGCCAAATGTTATATAGCTGATACTGTAACCCCAAATATTATCGGTTCAGGTCAGAATCAGTTTACTTTAGACCGTGGTAACAGAACTGCTCATTCATGGGAATTAGGAACATTCAAGAATTCCGAATGGTATGAATCAAATCTATTACCAGTTCATACAGCAGGAACGGAAGGCCAAAATGGAACTGTTTTAACTGTTGTGAGCGCAACTTATAATGGACCACAAGGCGCAATTGATAGTATTACATTTAGTGGTACTACAAATGCTAATGACCCATTATCTATTGCTCAATATGACAAATTCCAATTCCAAGATGGAGTTGCTAATCAACCAAATCTTCGTTATTTAACATTTATCGGACATAAACCAAGTGCAAACCCAGTTCAATTCCAAGCAACTGCTGCTGCAACTAGTACCGCCGGTAGTCAAGTAACTGTATTTGTAAATCCACCTTTACAATCAGCTGCTACTAACAACCAGAATTTAACTTCTGCAATTGTAGCTGGAATGAAAGTAAAAGTTTTACCTTCACATAGAGCAGGTTTAATTTGTGCAGGCGACCCATTGTTCTTAGCAATGCCAAGATTGCCAGACCAGTCACCGTTCTATACTGGTAATGAAACAGACCCAGATACTGGCGTGTCAGTTAGATTATATTATGGGGCATTGTTCGGCCAAAACCAAATGAGAATGGTCCATGACTGCCTCTGGAGAAGCACGTTGGTAGATGAATATTCACTGGCATTAATATTCTCATTGTAATGTAAGGGTTTTTATTTGCTCCTATGCTTTGGGTACGGTACAGTACCAAAAATGAAGCAAAAAGTAAAGGGGCAAAAGATGGCCAGAAGCATATATTGTGGCAAATGTGGAAAAGAGAAAGAGAGCAGAGAGAGTGGA